TTTGCTTGATCCAAGAATATATTCCCATATATCTTTATCACTAAACCCAACATCGAGTTCTGATTTATCATTTATTATGCTAAGCGCATACATATCAGAACTCGATGTTGGGTTTAGTGATAAAGATATATGGGAATATATTCTTGGATCAAGCAAAGAAGGAGAATCAATTAGTGATTTAAATACATCTTTTACGTTTCAAACTCAACAAAAAAATACAATAAGAAGATTATTAACTAATATTCCTTATTTACTAAAAAGAAAAGGAACTCGCGCTGCAATAAAAGGATTAATAAAGAGCTATGGAATACCTGAATCTACATTAAGCATCACAGAATTTGGAAATATTCAAACTGAAGATGGTGTAGAAGAAAATTCTAATACGATTGTTACAGACACGCGTATACTGAGTATACCAAAATCTAGCGGAAAAAATATATTTGTTGATGACGATAAAATTGCACCAGTTAAAGCAATAGAATTTAATTATCAGTGGGATAAAACAAACGAAGAGCCTGCAGAAGTTGTTGTTGTTTCTGGATCAAATCCAAATAATACAGATCAACATTTTAATATAAAACTTGTTCCAACGGAAGATACATCGGGCAAAATTCAATTAACAATTACTTCAGGATCTGTATCAACAGAAGCTACTAGTTCAGCCGCGCCGATATATAACGAAAACTTTTGGAATGTACTTGTACAACAAAAAGAAACAAGCGGTGGATATGAAATTTACTTAAATGACTTTAATAGAGAACGAAGAGTATTTGATACACAAACGTTTGATGCTACATTTATAAATGATCCTAATATTGAAATTGGATTAGATAATGCATTTAAAAATTCATATGAAATAACTGTTGGCAACGACGGAACTCAAACTACATTTTATGGGTTTTTAGATGAATTTAGAATTTGGAGTGCTCCTTTAACTCAAACAGATTTTGATGAACATACTAAATTTCCATTTTCAGTTAGACTTACAAATCCGCTACAAATCCCAGGTGACTTAAAGGTTAGAGTAGATATAGAAAAAGAGCCATCTGACGATTCAATTGCAAATAATACTCTTCCAAATTTAGTATTTAATCCATTATATAATAATACTGTAGATACAAACAATTTACAAATAAATGACTTTGTATTTTTTGAACGAGATGATATTGTATTATCTCCTGTTATAGGAACTGAGAAAAAAACAGATAATAAAGTAAGATATCAAATTCAAAATTCAATATTAGGTGGCACATTAACATCACCGCTAGATTCAAGAAATACGTCAGCAGAGCTTCTTCCAGACATTTCTGATACTAATGATCTTGTAATAGGATTTACGCCATCACAAATTGTTGATCAAATAATATTGCAGCACTTTGGATCAACAAATTTAATTGATGAATATGGCGATCCAACGGAAGCAAACTCAGATGAGTATCAAGCTCTTACAAATTTAGTTGAAAACTTTTTTACTAATATTAATATAAATTATAAAGTAAAATTTTTCACAGAATATATAAGAAACTTTGATAAAACTCTTTTTAATAATATAGAAAAGTTTGTTCCTGAAAAAGCAAATTTATCAACATCTATTTTTATAGAACCGCACTTATTGGATAGAAGCAAAGCAAAGCAAATTGCAAATCCTTCTGAAGTTGTTAACTTAGCAAACAATGATGGAATTGCAGCGCAAGGTGGGCCGGGATCTGATCAAATCATAGATATAACTAAACCAATTACTGACTTTAATCAAGAAGGAACTATTGGTGTAATAGACCCAACAGAAAGCTTTGTCGGAGACTTATTTAATATTACAATTGGTAATAATGCAGAAGCAATAATAACATCAGATGAAATATCATTTTTATTAAGTCAAAATACACAGATTATTTTAATTAAAGATGGATTTGAAGAGCAGTTACTCCAAAACATTTATCCTGCTGATGAAAACATGCAGTTTAGAGTAACAAATGAGTTTGGAGAATCATTTATATTTGAATTTAGAAAATTTGTATTTGATTCACAGCTAGAAACTATAAAAAGTCAAATAGCATTATTAGATCCTAAAGATAATTCAAATCAAGAATATGTTGATTTAACTGCAAAATATAAAGAATTAAAAAATTTAAATGGAAGATTATTCTTAATTAGAGCTGATTTTAGCGGACAAAAACCAGGTGTAAGAGCAACATTTGAAGATTTTGCAGAATTTGTTAGAACTATTATAGGAGAAGGTGCAGTTATTGGTGATACTATTGTCATTAATGGTGTAACATACGCGATTGACCCAGACGGTGGTCCACCAGCTATAGATACATTTGAGCAAGATGGTGTTGCTTGTATAAAAATACAAGAACGATCAGATGGAGTTTCATTAACAGTTGAATAAAAAATATAAAGGTTTATATATTTATATGTATATTATAAAAAAATAACACGTATGGCATATCTAAATAATAATACTACTGTAGTAGATGCAGTTCTAACAAATAAAGGAAGAGAACTGCTAGCACAAGGACAATTTAACGTGACTAAATTTGCACTGGCAGATGATGAAGTAGATTATTCATTATATGATTCTTCGCATCCACTTGGTTCTGCATTTTATGGAGACGCGATTGAAAACTTACCAGTTACAGAAGCAGTTCCAGATGAAACGTTACTGATGCGATATAAGCTTGTAACACTTCCATCAAATACTAAAAATTTACCAAGATTAGTATTAGGTACATCGGCAATTAATGTAATTGCTGGTGAAAAAGAATTTATTGATTTAGGAATCTCTACATCTCCTGAACTTGATGGACAAAATTTTGGCTATACAGCAACGCTATCAGATACTCGTTTAGGTAGAATTGAACCGTCTCCAAATGCAGTACAATTTGGCGAATCACAACTCATAGAAGACGCAGGATCAGCGCGCATTGTCCAATCAGTTGCTGCAACTGCAATACGATTTTTTCCATCACGTGCAGTTAATGTAACACGTAGCGGAACAATTAGAATAACAGGAAATGAAAGTGGCGCAACGGAAACAATAGATGTCACAATCACACGACAAACAGTATAATACATGGCTAACATATATAAAAGATTTTCACCTGATGATATTGTACCTTTAAAGAAAAAGAGAACACAGAGTGTATTTACAGGTAATATTTCAACATTAACATCATTTTTTACAGGATCGCAAGCAGCTGAAACCGGGTCTGGCGGCCGTGCTCTTTATCATTTAAATGTATTTAATACTGGAAGTAATCTTCCCGGATCTGCAGTACAGTTTGCAACTGCATATGGTCATTTTTCTGGATATGGAACACCACTTGTAACAGTAGATAGTGGTAGTACGAGACCGACACAGGCTGTATATAAACAATATGCAAACACGCTGCTTCCGAAAGATCAACAAAAATTTAAGTTTTATTCAAGCTCAACACCAGATGCACATGAGTCTGATGATATATTTGTATTAAATTTTTCTAGAGCTAGAATTAAAGAAGCATTAGATATTGATTCATTCGAAATTCACCTTCAAGGTTCAAACGGAACATTTAAATTTATTGATGAATCTGCTGATATTACAAACCCAACAGTTGGTCCAGGCGGTGTTGTATATAATCTTGCTTCAGGATCTATTAATTTATCAACGTCTGGTAGCGATATTGTGTCATATACAGCATCTAACGGTGAAGGATATGGTAAAATATACCCAGAATCCGGTGTAGTAATATTTAATCCTTCTGCTATTGCTGATACAATTGGAACTGTAAGCGGCGTAACTATCTCAGGTGCATCCGGAAATACAAGTGCAGGCACATATGATAATTTACATTTTGATTTCTTCAATGCAATTTCAGCTGGAGGATTTTTAAAAGCACGTTCTGCAGAAAATTTATCATCCGAAAATTTCTTCGTAAGAGTTAGAAATAAAGAATTTAACTTTTCAAATAATCCAACATATGTATCGGGCAGCAGTAAACAAATAATCGATGATTTATTTAATGAGCCTGTAACATATATAACAAGTGTTGGACTATATAATGATAATAATGAATTGTTAGGTGTTGCTAAACTATCAAAGCCGGTTGAAAATACCAGAGATACAGAGACGCTAGTAAAAATTAAAATAGATTTTTAAAATGAATGAAAGCAATCAGACCTGGCGACTTTTCGGAAACAGAGGTTGTTACCAATCGACAGTTTACTTTACATTCAACTAGTAGCTTACTAACAAATGTAAGCGGTGAGCGTCAAACAGAAACATTCTATATAGCTTCTGCTTCTCAAAATGATAATGGCGTATATAAAGGGCCATTATATGGATCTATCAGATCTCAGTTTTATAATCAAGAATATAAGCCCGAAACTACACTTTCATTAAATGATAGCTTTAATGCAATACATGTTTCATCGCGTGCATTTAACCAAAAAATAAAAGAAGGAAGTGTTGTATTAACTGATACAACATCTAGTCAAGTATTTGTAGACGACTTAAAAGGAAATTTAACACTCAGTGGATCAGCAACTCATGTAGGCAATGTGTTTTATGAATTCGGTACAATCGTAATAACAGATACAGGATCATATCAAGACATTGGAACTGAAGAATATACACTGTCATTTAAATCTGTATATAAGAAAAAAACAATTAAACTCGCAGCACACGTTAATCCGAATGAGTTTAATACATCAACAAATCCAACCGCTAGACTTAGAGGTGATACAACATTAATACGGCCCAGATATACATATGATATATCAGAAGTATCAGCATCATATTCTCAATCAATAGATGAAGATACAATAATACCAGAGTTTTTTGGATTTGAACCGAGCGGTAGTATATCATCATCGCTTTCTCCATATGTAACATCTATTGGCTGGTTCAATGATAACGGTGATTTATTAGCGGCAGCAAAGCTAGCAACGCCAACGCCGATGCCTGATAATTTTCCTATTACGTTTAAAGCAAAAATAGATATATAATGTGGAAATACAATGAAACAATTATTTCTTCAGTCGATGATATGCCTGAAGATGTAATAGGATTTGTATATGAAGTGACTCATATCCCATCTAATAAAAAATATATAGGTAAAAAAATACTGAAGCATAAAATCACTAGACCACCGCTAAAAGGATATAAGCGCAAAAGAATTGAATATAAAGAAAGTGATTGGAAAACATATTATGGATCTCACGCTGAAATAGTTTCTATGATAAAAGAAAATAAACAAGAAGAATTCGAACGAAAAATACTATGTTTTGCTAAGACAAAAAAGTATTTGAGTTACATGGAAACAAAATATCAGTTTATATATGAAGTATTAGAGCATCCTGATAAGTTTTTTAATAGTAATATTGCTGGTAAGTGGTACAATAAGGATATTGAGTATTGATTGTACTATGTCTCAAATTATTAGTATATTTGAGCTATGGACAATAATAAAAAAGAAAAGCTATTATCACTTTTAGGAAAGCACGTAGGAACATATAGCACACACGGCAACGATGAGTGTGCATTTCATTGTCCTTTTTGTCATCATCACAAACGTAAATTATTTGTTAATTTAGAGTCTCAAAAATGGCATTGTTGGGTATGCAATTCAAAAGGAAAGCGATTATATAATTTATTAAAGCCGTTAAATGTATCAAGTGCAGTATTATCAACACTTAAATCTATTCTCGGCGAAGACAAATATAAAGCATCAAGCGAAGATGAAACTCATGTTAATTTTTCTTTACCTAATGAGTTTATTTCAATGATTGATGCACCAATGACGTTTGAAACAAAAAATGCAGCAAAATATATTAAATCCAGAGGATTATCTCGAGCAGATGTAATGAAATATAATATCGGGTATTGTGCAACTGGTATGTATAAAAATCATATAATTGTTCCTTCATATGATCAAAACAATAATTTAAATTATTTTATTGCAAGATCATATTATGACGCTGAATACAAATATAAAAACCCACCAATTACAAAAGATCAAATAGTATTTGAAAGTCATATATCATATGATTTACCAATTGTATTAGTTGAAGGAATATTTGATGCGATGGCAGTTAAAAGAAATGCAATACCATTATTAGGTAAAACAATAATGCCAAAGCTATTTAACAAACTGCTTGAAAAAAATGTAAAAGAAATATACATTATGCTTGATCCAGATGCAAGAGATGAAGCAATAAAAATAGCAGAGTCACTACAAAAGCAACACATAACAACATATGTTATTACTGAATTAAATGAAGACCCAGCTGATAATGGGTTTGTTGATAATATTAATTTAATTAGAGAAGCAAAAGAAATAGATTTTTCTGACTTAATAAAGCTACAATTTAAATGAAAACAGTTGATAAAATATTTCATATAAGTGATATTCATCTAAGAAATACTCGTAGACATGATGAATACTTAAATGTATTTAATAACTTATATAATGAAATAAAAAAAAGAAAAACTCAAAATTCTGTCATTGTAGTAACCGGCGATATTGCTCATTCTAAAACAGACATGTCTCCAGAACTAGTAGACATGATTTCAAAGTTTTTAATTAATCTTGATTCATTATGTCATACTATTATTATTGCAGGTAATCATGACTGCAATCTAAATAATGCAAACCGACTAGATGCTCTCTCACCGATCGTTCAGGGATTAGATCTAGAAAACTTAGTATATTTAAAACACAGCGGAAAATACAATTATAAAAATATAGATTTTTATACATGGAGTGTATTTGATAATGTATCTACGTATGAAGTAAATCCAATATCAGATAATATAAAAATAGGGCTATATCACGGTGCTGTGAATTCTGCAAAAACCGATGCAGGATTTAAAATAACAAGTAAAGTTACCAGTGATATAGCCCTATTTTTATATTATCTGATATTGGATTTACTTCATACGTAGATACATTATCAAATACACTCCATGTAT